TGGACAAGGCTGGCATTCAGAGTTCCGAGAGAAACCAAATCAATATACTTTATAGCATTTCTGGTGTCCAGCCCAATTACTCAGAAAAATCGCCATTCATTTTATTCGCCTCCTTTTCATTTTCTCCAAATTTGCCGAATGATATTCGCGTCCTCTGGACTCAAAAATTTGCGCGCATTCCGGCAAATGACCGCCAATAGTTGGCGAGTGTCGCCGCCGAAGTGCTTTTTTAGCAGTCGTTGGATGGCTTTCACTTGCATGGCTTCTACTACTGCTGCATACGGAATCAGGTACATTTTAGTTTCCTCCTTTATATGCGGGGGTGCGGTCTGTGGACCAGTGCGCCCTGGTAGTCAGTGCCATTGACTGACACCGCATCCCCGCAAAACAAAAAGCCCAGCAGGACCATCCCGCTGAAGCAAAACTTTTTCATCATCACCTCCAGTTTTTTTGTTATCACACAGTTTGTTTTCATATCTTTTTCACCTCACTATTATTATAGCACAAAAAAACCGATTTGTCAAGGGGATCAAAAAAATATTTTTTCTTTTCCGACGAGAAAATGACAAAAAAAATTTTTTTAAGGGGACTTGACAAGCCCTATTTTTTCACACTTTTGTAATTTTCCGACGGAGATGAACTCTTTCTCCGACGGGAAAAAATAGCAAAAACAGTGAAAACAGCAAATACAACAATTGTAGTAAAAAGATACAACTTCGCCATTCCTGCTACCATCAAAATATATCAAACTATGCGGTTTTTAGCCACCCGGACCAAATACCGCATATTTACGCTATAAAACAAAAAAAGTTAAAATTTACCCTGTTTCCGTGCGTTTAGCGTGATTTAGTTAATATATTGCCTTAACGACGTAAAACAATTGTAGTTTGTTTTTTACTAAAGACAACGACTTACTCTTAGAAGAACTACTTCTGTATATATTGTTTATATATTTATTTCAATATATATTTCAATATATATTTCAATATATATTCTATTATAGAAAATATATGAAAAATGAATAAGAAATACAATTAAAAGATAAGAAAATAAGAAAAAAACTGTGCGACCCCGGGAAATACGCAATATAATTGAGTTTTTGGAAATAAGTTAACATAATATTAAAAAAGTTAAAAAAAGAAAGGTAAGGAAAGGTAAAAAGAGAGTGGTATTATTGAAATTATTGATAAAAGTCGCCTTTGCTATGAAAAATCAAGTAAAAGTGCCATCTAAATAATATAGCAATATATATTAAAATAAGTATCTATAAAACCACCCACCGACGAGGTCATTTTTTGCCAGAATTCAGTTGACAAAAGTATGTGAAATTCGGAACTTGTTATTTTAATTGAAAAATCAAGTTGAAAAATTGAAAAACGAATATATTGAGTTATCACTAATTATCAAAAAAATTTGCTTTTTGTTGTGATAAATCAATAAGAAGTTGTCAAAAAATCTAAAAAATTAAGTTAACATAATATAATTGTGGATAACTTTTATTTGGTAGGTGTCTTGAGGTCGCAAAATGCGGTCTCAAGTTAGGTTATCCACAGGTTGTTAGTAGTTATTCACAAGTTGTGAATAGTTGTTCACAGGTTATTAACAAGTTGTTCACAATTTATGAATACCCCCCTTGACAATGGTATATCCGGCGGCTATAATATATAGTGATGGCTAAAATTGCTCATCGTCTATCAGAGAGAGAAAAACTTGTCGCTCTGTCTCGGTTAGCAGAGGGCAATTTTTCTATTTCTGAAATTGCGAAAGAGTTGTCTTGCTCGCCGACCAGCATTTACAAACTCAAAAATCAATACGCTGATGCTCTTTCCGCAATCAAAAAAAAAATTGCTCTGGGAGCATATACGAAAGCGTCAAATATAATTTCAGATATAGACCCGAAATCACTGACTGATGAAAAGCCGTTGACCCGGGCCCAGATAGCCGATATATTACTCAAAAATGCTACAAAACTTGACGGAAGCGAGACAGACGAAAAAAATGCAAACACAAACATCGCAATCTTCTTCGGCAAAGACGCTGAAGTTCGTGCCGCACAGATACCAGGAAAAGGCGTTGCTATCGTCTGCCCGGTTCGTCCTGCTGCTTTCGGGGACGCAGGGCGGCAAGACAACCCTGGGGGCGTGGTGGATGCTGTTTCAGATATTAGCGAACCCGACGAAAAATCACTTGATACTCGCTCCGACATACAAGATACTCAGCCAGTCAACTCTGCCAAAGTTCCTTGACATCGTTCTTGAAATTCCGTCGCTTGGCCAGTGGCGGGAACAGGACAAAGAGTTTAGATTATCGCAAGGTGGCCGGGTGTTTGTCCGCTCTGCTGATGACCCGCTTAATGTTGAAGCGATGACACTTCAAAGTGTTTGGGCCGACGAAGCAGGGCGGATGAAAAGGCAAATCTGGCCAGTGTTAAATTCCCGGATAGCGATTGAGCGAGGGAACATACTTTTTACGACTACGCCATACTCGCTGAACTGGATATATACTGAGATATACAAACGCTGGGTGGCGGGAGACAAAGATTACGATGTTATTCAATTTCGTTCCATAGACAGCCCATATTTCCCGAGAGAAGAATATATACGAGCGCGGCAGACATTTAGCCAGGAAGAATTTGTCCGGCGATTTGAGGGTCAGTTTGTCAGGCCCGAAGGGTTAGTATATCCCGATGTTCTTTATCTTGAGAGTGTTCCAGAAAAGTTTGACCAGTTATGGGCAGGGCTTGACTTAGGACTTCACAATCCGACAGCGTTTATACTGTTCGGCGCGAAGGACGAAAAAATTTATGCGATTGAAGAGTATTTTGCTTCTCAGAAATCAACGCCGGAACACGCAGCCGAGATTAAAAAGATACTTGCTAAATACAATCAGCCGCATACGATTATTTACTGCGACCCGGCAGCGGCACAGAGCATTAAGGACTTACACGCTCTCGGACTAAATACGCAGCCGGCAAGACACCGAGATGTGAATGCCGGTATAAATTATGTTAGAAGTTTGTTTCATCAGAAAAAGTTGTTTGTCAAAAGTTCGCTATATCAATTGATTGATGAGTTTGCGAATTACTCATACAAAGAAGACAGCGATGACATAGTCAAAGAAAAAGACCACGGACTTGACGCTCTGAGATATGCTCTTACAAGTATAGTTTTGATTAAGAAAGAAAAAGAAGTTGACAAAAAGAAAAGATTAGAAGATTTTATATTTACTGATGTTGGCAATGAAGACACAATAGATAGGCAAAGTTTAGTAACAGGTTATTATTAGGAGGAAACGGATATGGCAAAGACAAGTCAAGCAGGACAGATCAGGCACTTGATTAAAGACAAAGGATATGACCAGAAGAGAGCCATCGCTGCGGCTCTGGCTATTGCGCGTGAGAAAGGGTATAAAGTCCCTAAAGGTAAGACGCATAATCCTATTCCTATTGATTTAGTTGAGGAATACAAGCGTCGGCAGATGAAGCCGATAACCAAAGAGTTAGGAGAATAATCGTGCCGATAATTGATGAGATTATTGACAAAAAAGCATTAGAGCATGTATTAGACGCATTCAATACTGCCTCTATGGCTCGGTTAGAAGCCGAAAAGAAATGGGACGAACTATACAAGGCCTGGCGGGGAATAACCGAAAAGAGAAATTATCAGGGAAAAGCGAATGTCTATGACCCCGAAATCGCCAATGCTGTAAATGCTATATCGGTTAGAATTATGGGCCTTTTGTTTGCTCCGTACCCATTTTTTGATGTTATACCTCAGGAAGAGCGAGACAAAGACAATGCGGCTATAATCAAAGAATTGCTTGCTTTTCAGTTTTACAAGAAAATCAATATCTATGAAAAAGTTGCCCGTCTTGTGCCGCAGTTCGTTGTTTACGGAACTGGTATATCCAAAATAGTATGGCGAAAGACCGAAAAAATTTTGGAAATCAGGCCCGGAGTAAAACAGCCAATAGTTTTTTATGATGACCCCGATTTTATCCCTCGTGATATATTTTCTGTCTATATTGACCCTCGGGCAATTGATATAGCCAGTGCGGACTATATTGTTGATAAATATACCGTTAATGAAGACCATCTTAAAATGATGGCAAAAGCGGGAATATATTCTAATGTTGAAAATGTTCAGGATATTAAAGGTTCAGAAATAGACAATCCCTATGTAATCAACCGGCAGGTTGCGACGGGAATAAATGTTCAGGTAGCCGAAAAATCAAAAAGAAAAAAGGTTGAGTTGTTAGAGTATTGGGGAAAATTTGATATTAACAATGACGGCGAAGATGAAGATGTTATCATAACTGTTGCTAACAGAAATACCGTTGTCAGAATAATGGAAAATCCGTTTTTGACAAAAGAGAAGCCATTTGTTCTGGCTGGATATGAATATGCGACAGATGAGTTATATGGAATATCGCCACTTGAAAGAGCACTGCCGCTCCAGTATGTTATGAATGATTTACATAATCAGATACTTGACAATAAATCTTTACTTCTTAAGAAGCCAATGCTGGTTAGTGATGGGGCGCAGGTAACAATTAAGCAGTTAGAGGCATACCGAAAAGGCGAAATTATCAGAGTTCAGGGTGATATTAGCGCTATCCACGAAATGCCTATTGAAGACCACACACAAACCGGTATTGAGGGCTTGAATTTAGTTAGACAGACAATACAGCGTTCTACTGGCTCTTCTGACCCGATGCTGGGAGTATCAACTCCAGGAGAACAAACAGCAACAGAAATTAAAACGCTGGTTGCTTCTGGTAATAGCCGTATTGGTAATGCCGCCAGATTTTTTGCCAGCGGTATTCTTGCCGAGAGTTTAAGAAAAGCATATCAGTATAATCAGCAATTTATGACCAGAGAAAAAGTTATAAGAATTGTCGGAGAAGAGGGGACAAAATATGTAGCTGTCTCTCCGGACCAGATAGTTGGTAATTATGACTTTAATGCTCTGGTATTTACTGAATTAGCCGATAAAGAAACTCAGGTTGAGCAGATGATTAAATTCCTTGAAATATCAATGAAAACTGCTCCAGATAAAGTTGATGTGAATATCTTGTTAAAGAGAATTTGGGAGGGATTAGGTTTTAAGGATAGCGAAAAGATAATTAAGCAAGAACCTACTCCCGAGCAAATGCTTTCTAAAATACCGGCTGTGGCTGGTGCTGGTGCTAATGTTCCACCGCCTACTACTCCATCTGTTCCGCCGATGTCAGTTATACCGCCGATAGCCGGTTTAGGTGGTGGCCTGTGATTAACTATAATGATTTAATGGCTGGTATAAACAGCCCCTTTTGGGAATGGTTAAGAGAAGAAATTAAGCAAGAAATGGAACAGGCGTGGCGGGAATTATACAACGAAGGACGGGCAAGTGTAAGTGTGGTTAAAGTTAATCACGCAAGGGCGAGAATAAAAAGTTTGAAGTTTATTTTAGATAGAGTGTATTTAGAGAAAGAAAATTTAGAGCAGGAGGAAAAAGAAAATGGCAAGGAATGATGAAGAGATGATGAAAGAACGGAAAGAAGTCCCTGAAGAAGATATGTCTATGAGTGAAAGTGAGGATATGTCTGCCGAAAACCGCTGGTATAGTTTTGAGGAAATACCAGAACTTGAAAGCGCCAAAGTTGGTGATGTAATAACTATACAGGTTAAAGTCGTAGATAAAGCCGAAGATGGGGCGCAAATAGAAGTTGTTAAATCGGCTTCTAAAACTGAATCCCCCGCTACTTCGGAAGAACCAACGCCGGAAGAGGCGTCAAAAATGTCTGCGGCTGACCTTGAAAAGATTTTACCAAAAGCCGAAGAATAAGCAGTTAAATTTCCCTCGCTTTACTTTTTATTCGCTATTTTAAGTAAAGCAGGCGTAGAGGAGGTATAAAATGGCTGACACATTATCCCCGGAGCAGGCAGCGGCGATGTCAACTGCCGAACTTGAAAAACAACTGGCTAATCAACCGGCGACAGAAGAAGTTGCGGTTAAAACCGAGCCAGAAAAAGTCCCTGTTTCTGATACTAATGCTGATACTGATACTGAAACAAAAGAGCCCGAGCAGGAACAGGCGAATGAAACAGAACAAGAGGGCTCAAAAGAAGAAAAGCAAGAGCAAACCGAACGGCCGAAAAGAAAATTCGTGCCTCGGGCTATGCTGGAGCGTATAGCGAGAGAAAGAGATGAGGCAAGAAAAGAACTTGCTGAATTAAAAGAGTTGCTGGCAAGAGTAGAAAAACAACTTGTTCCGCCAGAGAGTAATCTGGAAGCGGCAGAAGAAGGCGAAGAAGACCTTGCCACCAAACTTCTTGAAAATCCTCGTGAAGTGTTAGAAAAAATTCTTGCTCAAAGAATTGGACCAATTGAGCAACAGATTAAAATCGCTACTTTGTCAAACATCAGGAAAGAGTTATCCACAAAATATCCTGATTTTGATAAGTTTGAGCCAAGAATGATTGAACTTTCACGAGAGTTATTTCCTCCAGAAACATTTAGCCCCGATATTCTGCTAAAGCCAGGTGTAATTGAAAAATTATATCTGATAGCCAGAGCAGAAAAAATGCCAGATTATATCAATCAGGCAAAGAAAGAGGCGCAGAACGAACTATTGAATAAAGAAAGCGTTAAAGCAAAAGCGGTATTTGAAACCGGTAAAGCCGGTGAAAAAACGCCCACTTTAACCGAAGAACAGGCCGCAAAGATGTCTCTTGCTGAGTTAGAAAAACTTCTACCTAAAGTAGAATGAAAATAATTCAACAGGAGGTAATATACGATGGCTGCTGTTAATACAACTCTAACGCTTACTCCGGTAATGCAAATCTACTATGATAAGGTTTTGCTTGACCGTCTGGAAGCGCAGTTACACTTTCAGCAATTGGCAACCAAAAAGAATATACCGAAAAACGCTGGTAAGGTGATTTATTTCACCCGCTATCAGAACCTCAACGAGGATACAACTCCGTTACAAGACGGTGTAGTTCCTTCTGCGGTTAGTTTATCGGCTAATAACATCTCGGCTACCCTGGAGTCACTTGGTTCTTATACGACAACTTCCGATTTGCTGGTTATGACTGCTATTGATAACCAGATAAAGTCGGCTCTGGAAGTTTTGTCCTATAAGGCAGCGAAGTCGGTGGATAGTTATATCCGCTCCAAAATTGATGCCGCTGTCCCCGCTTCCTATGCTAATGGCCGGGCATCGGCTGGCGATGTTCTTACCACTGATGTCCTTAACGCTTCTGAGTTAAGGAAAATGGTCAGAACTCTGAAAGGCCGCGATGTGCCACCTCATTCTGGCGGAGATTATATTCTGGTTGTTCATCCGTTCCAGGCCTATAACTTACAGTCCGATACGGCTGTAGGTGGCTGGCTGGATGTCAACAAATATGTCTCCAACACCACCATTTTGAATGGTGAGATTGGAAAGATTTACGGCGCGAGAGTGCTGGAAAGCACCAATCTTACCAGCGATACGATTTCCGGCGATGAAACGGGTTATTATGCCTATATGTTCGGCTTTA